TATATAAATACGTATATTGAAAACTACTTAGATGGTAGTCCTACACAACAGCTTATCAATCAAAGAATGGTTCCATTCTCAATTGTTGCTGCTGTTGGTGGTTCTGCTTTTCTTAACAATTTTGATGCTAGTGGTGCTGGTATAGGTGAATGGGATAGAATTTTCTTATGTAATGGTGACAATGGAACTCCTGATTTAAGAGGTAGAGTGATGGTTGGAACTAACGATGGAAGTATGCCTGGTGGAGCAATGGATGCAGCTGTTATACCATCTTCAACAAACCCAACTTATGGAGTAGGAACTCCACATGGTGCTAACAGTGTTGTGTTAAGTACAGGACAAATTCCTTCACATACACACGTTGCTACTCTTGGGCCACCAACACCTACAATAACTCCTACAGGATGGGCAGCAGGACCTTATATTCCAGGTACACAAATACCAGGTGGTGGGGGATTTGATGGTGGAAATAATTCTTTTAGGCAAAGACCGTTTAATGCAGACCCTCTTCCTTCACACACACATACTGTTACTATTGATCAAACTGGCGGAGGACAAGGACATCAAAACTATCAACCTGGACGTGGAGTATATTATATAATTTACATACCTTAAAACAAAATAAAATGGCATACCTACCTGTAAACCCTTGTTGCAATAATGTAGTTGTAAATACTACTTGTGGATGTAATAGTACATGTACTTGTGGTAACTGCTCTACCAATTCTTGCGGAACTAAAGGACCCCTATCAAGCACAGTTGTGTACGATGGTCCTACACTTCCAGCATCTGGTGTAGAAGCTTGCGACACAATTAATGTAGCATTATCAAAAATAGATGAGGTTCTTCTTGAATTAAAGAATCAAGTTACAATTAATACATCTGCAATTTCTGCAATCACAGAACAGATAAATAACATAAACTCACAAATAACAACTATTAACAATAATTGTTGCTCATAATAATGACAGTACTACTAACATTAACTACTGCAGGAACTGATGCCACGGTGTTTGATTTATATTCAGACATCGATGGCTTCACCACTGCATTTGAAACAGACGTACCTGTAGCTTCTTTAACAGCTGGATATAGCTCTGCATTAGTGCCAGACTATACCAACACTGTAAGAGTTCAAGCTACAGAAAAATGTGTTAACTTTGTAGATATAGTGTTAGAAAACATAACAACAACAACCACCACAACAACACCTTAAGATATGTTGATACAGATAAATATAAACATCCCACCTAACGGTTCTGCTGGACCATTTGATTTATATTCAGATGCAAATGGATATACTTCTCCTTTTGAAACACAAGTGCCTGCTGCAAATTTAGTGGCTGGGTATATTGTAGAAATTCCTGTGGGAGCAACTATCATAAGAGTGTGTTCTGTTGGTACATGTGAAAATTGTATTGACTTACCAACTAATTGTCCAACCACTACAACAACATCTACTAGTTCAACAACTACAACAACTAGTACTAGTAGTACAACCACTACAACTACCACTGCAGCTCCACCTTATCAGTTTCAGTATGAACTTATTACAAATACTCCTTCAGATATAGGAACTGTTAACCTTGTAATAGAAGTTGATTCTGTTCAAGTGGTGAATCAAACAATAAGTGTTGGTAATACATATCAAGCAGGATCATTAAACCTCACTGCTGGTCAAGTTGTAACAGCAACACTGACTAACGTTAAAACAGGTACATTTAACTTTAGTAATAAAATAGTACAAGATGGATTTTTATATCAACCAGTTGACTTATGTACACCTTGTGTAGATCAGTTAGTAACACCATTCTTCTCTCCATACACAATGGGAAGTGCTGACACTACATTTGTATTCCAAGGTGGTATTAATAATCCTACAACAACCACTACTAGTACAAGTAGCACAACTACTACCACTAGTACAAGTAGTAGCACTACCACTACAACCACTACAGCAACACCACTTGATTGTGCGTTGAATGGTGGAACTGCAATAGCTAATCCACCACTTACAACTACAACCACAACAACCTCTGGACTTAGTCAAGGAATTATTACTAGCTTATCAGATCCTATAGATGGTTGTAATTTAGGCTCACCAGATACAATAGTGTGGTTTTCTAACACAACTGGTAGTGGTGGTGGTGAAGGCCCAACTCCAGGATCTACTGTAGTGTATACAAATGCTAGTGGAACAGCTACATTTAATGGAGATGGTAATTATTACAAAATGCGTGTTGGAACTGGACCTTTTGTTGGTGCAACAGTTAGCATTAGTGGTTTAGTTGGATCACCTGTATCACTTTGTCTTCTTTAATTAAAATATATAAACTATGGCACAATTAATAACAATAAGATTAACCTCAGCTGGTGTAGATACAGATAATGTCACTATATACACAGATTCAGATGGATACACCACACCAGCAGGATCTACAATAACAGCTGTACTTACAGGCATTTTTGGATATCCAGTGAGTGTTCCTTCTAATGCAACTATTGTAAGAGTACAAAATACAGGCGTGTGTACTAATTACGTAGATATACCAATAACAACATAATGACAGGAGCAGTACAAATAGGCAAGATAGGCACAGCCCTTCAAACATTCTATCTGTATTCAGATGTGAATGGATTCACAGCACCTTTTGAATCAGGTGTAACAAGAAACAGCTTACTTCTAGGACACCCTACAGATAAGATACCTAACACAACAACAGTGATTAGGGTGATGTCAGTAGATGTTCCTGGCAAGTATTTAGATATTAATATATAAAAAGTCTTGTTTTGTTGGTTTTGCAAGGCTTCTCCTAGGGTTATTAGTAGCCCTAGGAGTTTTTATTTATAACTAAATTGATTATAAATAATAACCTCGTTTAGTAAATTTATTTGTATTATCCAAAATAAATTTTATATCTTTACAATATTTTTTAACTAAAGCACAACTAAATGTCGTATAATGAGAAACTACTAAGACAGCTGGAGGGATTACTTGGCTGGAAAAAGAGTAAAAAGTTTTACGCTGAAAAGCTGAACATAACAGAAGATGAAGTAGATGAATTAATCAAAGAAATAAGAAGCAGGGACAAAGATGAAGGAGAACAATTCTTAAAAACATCAAACACATCTGAAACCTTTGAATCATTAAAGAAGGTTAACAATGAAAAGGGAACTATAGAGAGTACAATTACTCTTGATTATGAACCTAAAGACTACCTGGAGCTAGCAAAGCTTCACAAGATAGACCTAGACAAATACATAATTACAAACTACTGGTCTAAAGTACTTCCAAGCGGAAAGTTTACTTCCTCTGTATTTTCAAAGAGGAAAACACCAACAGATTACACAGCTGAAGATTTCAGCAAGTTCTTAGAGAACTATAAATCAAATTACATTCCAATCCCCTCACCAGAAAGAAATGATAACAGAAACATTATAGATGTTGAGTTATCTCTTTCTGATTATCATTTAGCAAAACGCTATGTTGATGGTGACAATAATCCTGTAGTGAGAGTTAAGAGATTCTTTGAAGTGGCTCAGAATTTGATGGATAAGGTTAGATCTGTTTATGATGTAAATAAAGTGGTATTTCCAATATCAAATGATTTCTTTCATACAGACAATTATCAGAATTCAACAACAAACGGTACACCACAAGACACTATACTAGATTATGCTTCTGAGTATGAACTAGGGTTTGCAATACTTGTAGACACTATCAAAATGTTGAGAGCAAATTCTAATCATGTAGAAGTGATATTAGTGCAAGGTAATCATGACAGAACAAAGTCTTTCTATCTAGCACATGCACTAGACATCTATTTTACAAATGAAAATGATATAAGTTTTATAAGAGAAGAAGGTTTAGTGAAAGCAACTGTAGTTGGTGAAACATTTATAGGTTACCACCATGGGAACTGTAAGATAGACCAACTGCCACTATTATTTGCCACTCACCCAAAATATGCATCTATGTTTGGTAATGCTAAATATAGAGAAGTGCATACAGGTGATAAACATCACTACATGGCTAAAGAAATAAAAGGGGTAAGGATACAACAAATGCCTAGTTTGTCTGGTACAGATAGATGGCATAAAGATAATAACTTTGTACACAGTGTACGAGCTGCTCTTGCTCTAGTCTATGATGACAAACTTGGTAAGGTGGCTGAATTTGAAGAAAGAATATAATTATGGCAACATTAAGAAAATTGGTTTCAGATGTGCGATCTACGCACAAGATCTTATCTACTGATGCACTTATCACAGACAGAGCTATTGCCTCTGAGATAAGAAACAACTCCTTAATGATGATTAAGAGAGAAACCAATTTAAGAAAACTCTGGGCTAGCGATACCCTGTTCACCACCATTCCTTGTTTAGAGATGGTGGAGGTTCCTATTTCAGAATGCTGTGAATATACTGATCCTCACACGATAGCAAGATCAAAATATAAACTTCCAAGAATCTCTGAGGGTAATTACCAATATGTAATTCAAGGTGTTTATTCTGTAAATGCTATGGGTGGTAAGGGTAAGAAGCTAAAAGAAATAACAGTAAATAGATATTTAAATATATTAAAGCTTCGTATAATTAAAAAAGAAAGCTATTTTTGGATATCTAATGGTTACTTGTATGTGAGTAACCCTCTATTAAAATTAATAAGGTTAGCTGCACTGTTTGAAGAAGATATACCTAATGAGATAATGTATCCAGATTGTGACTGTGGTACAAACTACTCTACAGATGATTTGTGTAAGAATCCACTAGATAAAGAGTATTCACTACCTGGATATCTAGAACAACAAGTTCTTGCAATTACATCACAAAAACTCTTGTCTACATATTTCCAAATTAAGACAGACATGAGTAATGAAGGTATAGATGGTCAAGCACCAAATGCTCAACCTACAAATTAAAAGTAAATGGCTAGAGTCTCTGTTGATTGGAGAAGTGCAAGTAAAGATAACTACAATGATTTCTGCAAGAAGCACCCATTGGTGAATCTATCTTTTGATGAGTGGAGAAACATATTGTACGATTACAACGATGCGTTTAAACACTACATATTAGAGACAGGTGAGAAAGTGAAACTTGTTGGAAGCATTGGAGACTTTTCTATAAACAAAAAGAAAAGAAAAAGAGTGAAAGGTGTAGATGGTAAGGAGTTTGTAAACTTACCTATTGATTGGCAAAAAACTAAAGAAAAAGGAAAGTTGATTTATAACTTCAACTATCACACAGAAGGTTACTTCTTTGGATGGATGTGGTTTAAAGATAGCGCTAGGTTCAGAAACTCTGATCTATGGTACTTCAAGCCATCTAGAATCACTTCAAGATTATTATCACACTATATCAAAACCGACAGTAAGTACCAACACATGTATCATGAATGGAAAAAATAAGTTATGTCGTACTACTATAAATACAATTTTATATCCCCAGAGCCTATATATGCCACTGTAAAAGAAGAACTCAAAAGTTACTTTGATACAGGTGCTGTAGATGATTTGCTCTTTCCCACATATCTAGACAAGTGTCTTAGAAAGTTGGGTAGAACTACTTATGTCATTAGTGAGCAAGTGTTGTTTATTGAAGACTTTGAAGCAAGACTTCCAGATAACTTTCATGCTGTGAGAGAAGCTTGGATGTGTGCTGAGTTGCCAGGTAACCCATATCCATCTGCTAACTCTTTTTATTCACAAGCAGCAAATGCAACAACTATACAAGTGTCACCTTTAACAATAGGTGGTACACCTTGTAACAATACTGGTTGTCAAGATCCAAATTGTGAGGGTACATGTATGCCTGAATTAGTTCAAGCTGTATATAAAACAAACAATGAGATAGCTAGATCATATAGATATGAATATCTGCTTAAGCCAGGAAACATATCTGCAAGAAAAAATTGTGATGTTTCTTACAGAAATGACTGGAACAACTATGCTCCTCCTGTACGTGAATTTACACCAGGATCTGCATCTTATGACTCTTTTGATATTAGAGATAATAAATTTGTAACCAACTTTAGAAATGGTGTTGTGCATTTATTATTCTATGCTACAGAGTATGATGATATAGGAAACCAACTAGTTCCTGATGATTATCGTATATCAGAATACGTTGAAGCGTTCCTTAAGTTTAAAGTGTTTGAAACATTAACTAATCAAACAAATGATGAAACTTTTAATCAGCTTCAACAGAAGTTAGCTTACTATAAACAAGAATATGCTGAAGCATATATTGAAGCAGAGATTGAAATTAAGAAACAAACTCCTTGGCAGAAGCAACGTAGGATTAAGAAAGACCTTAACAGATTTAATATGTATGAACTTCCTAATCGTACTAACAGATACGGTAGAAGACGTAACAATTAACACATATGGCTAAACAGCAATCAAATAAAGATTCTGATAAAAACAAAAAGCAAGGTAACATCATACTAAATCCAACTGTTGCTAGAGCAGGGTTAAACCTAGATAGCTCTATTAATCAAGTTGGTCCTGGAAGACTCACCTATGCTTTAAATGCTGCTGTAGAAAACTTTGACTCTAGTTCTGTAAACTATCAGAATGAGCCAGGTAATGAGTTATGTCTAGACTTTCCTGATGGATATAAACTTATTGGTTCACATTTTATTCCTGAAAAGCGTAAGAATATATTCTTCTTAGCTAATCCTGGTACAGGAGGTAGTGAGATAGGATATATGGACAATAATGATTGTCAGTATAGAACGCTTGTAAATGCCCCTTGTTTAAACTTTGATGTAAAGAATCCCATTCCTAAAATTGTACATAGAATAACTAATTGTACAACAGAACTCTATTGGACAGATGGAGTTAATCCTAGACGATATTTAGACATAGAGAACATTCCTTATAAACTTATAGCAGGGACACCTAGTTGTGATCCTGTATATGGTAATGAATTAGATTGTAACCAATTAAAGTTACAACCTAACTTCTCTATACCTCAACTAATGATCACTCAGATCAGAAACATAGGTAACCTAACAGCAGGTACATATCAATTTGCAGTACAATATGCAGATGCAAGTGGTAATGAGCTTACATCATATTATTCTGTAACAAATCCAACTCCTATTGCTGATGAGTTTAAGACAACTGTAAACTTCAACTATGAGGTAGGTAAGTCTATTGTTGTAGGTGTGTCTAATTTAGATCTAACAGGACAGTTTGAGTATTTCAACCTAGCTGTAATAAAAACAATCAACAACACTTCTTCAGTGGAACTTGTTGGTACGTATAATATTGAAGAAGCTACAAAAGAAATAACTTATACAGGAGGAGATGAAACAGCTATTAAACTTTCTATATCAGACATCTTTGAGAAGTTTCCATATTACGACATAGCTCAAGATGTTACAGCTGTACAAGATGTTCTTGTATGGAACAATCTTACATCTATCGATAGAATTAACTATCAGTCTATAGCAAACCAAATAACACTTGGTTGGGAAACACATAGAATTCCTGCAGATGAAAACTATGCAGATGAGGTAAATGCTGCAAACTTACGTGGGTACATGCGTGATGAGGTGTATGCATTTGAAATAGTGTTCTTGTTAAGGAATGGTAAACAGACAGACGGTTTTCATATTCCAGGAAGAGAACGAAATTATCTTGAGAGTTTCCCTGATGTTCCAGATACTAACAGTGATTTTATCGGAGATCCTGATTACTTTACAGGAACAACAGGATACAAATCTTATTGGAAGATTTATAACACAGCTTCTGTAACAGGACCTTCTCCTGGTCAATCTAGCGACCCAAATTATAAAGGACCATGGGAATATGGTGAATTTGCATATTGGGAATCAACAGAAGAATATCCTTGTGAAGAAGATGTGTGGGGAGAGTTAGCTGGACAACCAATTAGACATCACAAGTTTCCTGATGTGTTAGTGAGTCCTATTATAGAGAATGGACCAATAGTTTATGAGAATGATAAGATTGTTCCTGCAATGCAGAACGATGCTGTATTTCCTATTGGTGTTAGATTGGACAACTCACAAATATCTACACTAATAACAACCTCTAACTTAACACAAGATCAGAAAGATGATATTGTAGCTTATAAGATTATAAGAGCAGATAGAGGAACTAATAAATCTGTTATTGCAAAAGGTATACTTAGAAACGTAAACAAGTATACTAGAGATGAGGAAGATTACTACTACCCTAACTATCCATACAATGACTTAAGTGAAGATCCATACGTGTTAGCAAACAACAATGCATGGAGTGCTGAATCAGAACCTTATTTAATTTATTATCCAGAGATTTCAGATACTGAGTATAATTTCTTTCCATTTAGTATAGAGGTAACTTATAATCCAGGAGAAGGAGTATATCAATACACAAGCCCTTTGAATGGTAAAATAACTCAAGAAACAATAACTCCAGGAGAAGTTCATGAAATATGTTCTCTTACAAGACCTACAGGTATGTTAGGTAGGATGACAATAGGTCCTGCTAATTACGATGTATGGCATTGTTCAGGAGGTAGTGGTTTTTTTGAATGTGGATGGGGGCTCAATTGGCGTGATCCATTTAATAATGATAATATAGCTGGTACTGTAAATAGATATAGATGGTTAGACACTGGTGCTGGTGACTCAACTAATGTTTCAATTGTTACTAATGTTGGAGACAGTCCTTGGGCTTATCCAACATATTACTGTTCTGATACGGAAGATCAATATCTACAAGACCCAACAGATCAAGCTCCAGGTGTAGTAGATCAGGTTGGAGGAGTTCCTAATATTGGTTATATAGGAGGCTATTCTTCAAGACCCCACAGTAGAAGATCTACATTAGGTTGTAAAGAAGAAAAACCACAAACACCTATAGAAGAAATAGATCCTGAAGAAAGAATAACTGATAGACAGATATTCAACTCACCAGAAACATCTTTTGGACAACCATTCTTAGGAAGCGTATTAAAGCTTGAGAGTGTAATGTTTGGTGGTGGTAAGGCTCATTGGGTACAAGTTAAAGATAATGCTAATTATAAACTTCTTTCTAAGGAGGCTCAACTAGATGCATTAGATAGTTCAAAAAACATTGCTTCTCTTACAAATTTTAATGCTGGTGTAATGTTCACAGCATATCAAGCATATCTAACTATATATGTAAATGGTATTACAAGAAAGAACTATGCAATGTCTTTCAACTCTAGAGCTAACTATGATTACTCATATCCTATTGATAATGATCTTGGTATTAAGCAGAGAGATATTGATCTTACAAGATATTTAATACCTGGTGTACAGTCTCTTGGAGGAGATGAACTTTCTATAAACAATTGGAATAGAGAAACATCTGTATTTATTAGAACTTCTCAAGAGAGAGAATATAACGGTCAATCGATTGATTCTGTTCTTTTTCCAAGTCAAACTCCTAGTTTACTTAATGGAGGCAACCCATACATAGAAGATGAATCTAGATTTACAATAGGTAATAAAAGTGCGTGTCCTACTCCTGAAAAAGAACAAGACCTAACAGTAGTGTCATATTATGCATCTATGAAAAACATCTTCCCTAACCAATATGGGCAGATATATTCATACAAAACACTAGATACAGGATATCAAGCATTAATTGGAAGAAGTGGTACATCAACTGTATTTGGTGGTGATACATTTATTTCTAGATTTGCATTCAAGACAAAGCTACCATTCTTTATAGATAATAGAGTGGGAGCTCCAGATGATAGTGATGTATTCTATGATGAGATTGGTAATGTTGGATATCCAGCATACTGGCATTCTGCAAGATCTATATTAGAAGATTATATACCTCCTGGAACAAATATTCCAATGCGTAATCTTATTTCATATAAGGCACATAACTTTGATTGTCCTAATGATCCAGGATCTGTACCTGTAGGAGGAGGATCATATAGAACTTTCTATGATGGATATTTCTATTTGTTTGCATATGGTATTCCAAACTTCTATTGCGAAAGTACATATAACACAGACTTACGTCAAGCATTTAACAATAAAGAAGGAGACTTCTGGCCTCACGTAAACTCTGGTATTCCTGATGATTGGTTACAAGAAACCAATGTACCTATTGCTCAGGACAATACATATTACTATAACGTAACTTATTCTAAGCAGAATAAAGAGAACGTATTCTCACATCTTCCACCTGATTGGAAAGATGATTTATGTTACACAGTATTTCCATTCAGAGCTATTTATTCTGATGCAGCTATAACAAGTGCTGATTCTAGAGTGAATAACTGGTTGGTTTACAGAGCATTATCATTCCATGACTTCCCACAAAACTATGGGAACCTTACATCATTAGATGGTATTCAGAACAAAGCAATACTTGCACGTTTTGAAAACAAGTCATTGTTATATAACAACCTGTTAACAATTGACACTAGTAACCCACAAGCAGCTTATATTGGTAATCCAAGACTATTTGATAGTTCGCCACCAATAGACTTTGCTGAAACAGATTTAGGATATGTAGGAGCTCAGAATAAGTTCTTATTAAAAATACCTCAAGGTCAAATAACAGTTGATGCTAAGAGAGGGCAAGTGTTCTTAGTTTCAGGAACAAAGGTTTTAGACCTTACAGCATTTGGTTCTGGTGTAAATAGATTTATGTCTGACCATTTACCATTCGAGATATTACAATATTTCCCTAATGTAGATACAGACAACCACTTCAATGGTATTGGATTACATGGTGTATATGATAGTAAGTTTGAAAGAGTTATAATCACAAAGCTTGATTACATTCCTTTAAGAGATGATATACAATATGATGAGGAAACAGGAGACTTCTTTATTTATAAAAGAGTGCAGGAAATACCTACACCAACTCCTCCAGAACCTGTAGAATTACCAAGACCTACAAATCCAACACCAACCCCTACAAGCACTTCTGGTTGTAAACAATATACAACACTACCTTTTCCATCAGTTCCTGGTGACACTATTTCAATAAAATATATTGACTGTAATGGAAATCAACAAGCTTACTTTGAAGAGTGTACTAAAAGAGGCTGTTCAGCTGCAGTTTGTGCTATAGAGATAATAGCTTCTAATAGAGAGTTAGACTCAACAGGTACTTGTCCTGTCTTTTCTCCAACAACCACAACTACTACCACTAGAATAGTTGAACCACCAAAAGATATTATCTATCTCACTGATGAAGAATACTTCTGTAATAAGTCTTGGACTATTTCTTTTGACTTTAATACAAAGAGTTGGATATCATTCCACACATATATTCCTAACTTCTATATAGGAGAGAACAACTTTTTCTATTCAGGAATAAATGGATGTTGTACAAGTGTTAGCGATTTGGATGTTGTTGCTGGAAAATTATTACCAGTTTCAAAATCAACAACAACTACCACAACAGCAAGAACTCCTTTATTTCCACCAACCACTACGACCACCACTACTATAGATGATGATTTATCAGGTGGAATCTTTATATCAACAGATTGTTTTCTAGCTGGAACAGGAGTGATTACAGTTCCTCCAGCTACAACAACAACAACATGTTATGTACCTAATAATAGAGAATACATAGATCTTGTAGAAGGTTATCAAATAATAGGAGATTCAGCTGTAATAAGCACAGAGTCTAAATATACTTCTTGTGAAGCAAATAATTTGATAGTAGCAGGTGGATCAAGTTTTCCAAAAAGCATTCTTCCTATTATCAGAAGAGTATTTTATGAACAAAGTTCTCAAACTTCAGGCATTCAACTTAGTGATAGAATTTATCCTAGCTCTGGCGATAGTTGTTCAACTATTCCAGCTGGTTGGTATACTACTGAAGATGTAGGAAGTGATGTGTATTATATATCAAATTACGGAATAGTAACTGGAATAGATTCTTGCGATGGTTGTTTAACTACAACTAGTACTACTACGATAAATCCTGAGTTTCAAGAATGTTGTGGTGTTGTATACCTAGATAATAATAATGTAAGTGTTGATAATTACAATATTAGAAAGCGCCAATCTGAGGAAACTCAATTATATGGTGTTGTTGATGTTCCAGGATTTGTAGGTTCTGCAACAGCAGGTGTTGCTATATCATCAGATAAACTTTGGGTGATTGATACAGATATAAAAGAATGGGATATTACACTTTCTCCATTTGAAGCAACATTTAATAGAGACATTACATATGGAGAAACTCCAAGTGTTGCAGGTAACATTGCAATAAGTAATACATTGTTATTAGGTGTAGATGCTTCCACTTCACCACAAGAAATTGTAGAAATAGATGTTACAACTACTACAGCTGTAAAAACTTCACAGTTTGCAATACAAGCAAATAGAACAGTTATAAGTAACTTACTATACACTACTGAAGGTAAGTTAGTTTTAGTTTCTCAAGACACAATTTCTACAGACTATTACATAACTCAGTTTGATTATGCAACTGGTTCTGTTGAATACGATAGCAACATTGGAACAATTAAAGCAAATATTATATATGAATGCAATTGTGTTATAACCTTAGTAAATGTAGATGCTGGTGAATTATACAAATACGTAATCTACCCAACAGGTCAAGTATCATTAACTTTTGATAGCACATTGCTTTCTCCAAATATACAAGTTCCAACATATACAACTGCATCTCAAGTTAGTAGTTATATAAACTGTGCTGTACAAAACACAACCACAACTACAACAAGTTCATCAACCACTACTACCACTACTACACTATCACCAACTTGTAATGAGTATGAAGTGAGTGGACCAACAGCAATTTATTACACAGATTGTTTTGGACAACAAGAAATGTTAAGTGTAGCTTCTGGACAAACTGAAAATGTATGTGCAAGTGTAGCAATACCAGGAGCAACATTAATAGGCCCATGTCCATATTATACAACAACCACTACCACTACAATAGCAATATCACCATAATATGGAAACAATAGTAATAAGATTAACATTCTCTAGTCCTAATGCAGGACCCTTTAATATTCTCACTACATCTAAAAAGGTGTTGAGAGAGGGTGTGTCTAGACAAGAGTTGATTGATGGTATTACTACTGATGTTGATAAAGGTGAAACAAGTATTGTCATCAGGTCTACAGGAGATTGTGTTCTTGAAAAAACTGTACAGCTTAAAAATATTACTGTAGATGAATATCAGAAACTTGCTTACTCTCAGAACACTACAGGATGCCTCTGGACGCATTTAAGAAACACACAGATATACAACTACTTCTATGGAAACATAGAGCCTTACATAATAGAATACCCATTCTCATATAAGTATAATGATGAGATACTACAGAATGTAAAAGACTACAGTAAAGTGTATAGATATCTACCAGAAGTGACAGGGTCTTTTGATAGTAACAGAAAGGTGCAGGTAGATGATAGATGGTTTAACAAAGCTGTATTGTACAACGGTCAACAGTCTACAGGTGTATTAGAACTTGTTGCTAAGCCTCAAAACAATATGGCAGCATACATGCAATACCCTATATTAAATACTGACAGTAAAGTGATTACATTCACCAAAAGTGATAACTTTTATCAGTATAACACATTCTGGGCATTACAAGTAGATGATCAACAACCATTGTTTAATTCATCTTGTAAGTCCCTGTCTATAGATAAAGAGGTGAACCAAGCTAATATGAACTATGGAAACATAGCATTTAAGAAGTCACCCCTTAGAGCTAAGAATTTAAAGGTGAGACACATACTTGACAACTCATCAACAACACATATTGTTAGTCAGTTTATTGTAGCACCAGCACAAATATCATATAAGTAATGGCAAAAGGTTTAACAGCAATAAAAGCAAAGAAGATACTCGAAGATGGAACAGTTCGAGGTAGAGCGCTTACAGAGAAACAAAAGAAGTTCTTTGGGGCTGTTGCTGGTGGTGCTACGCCTTTAAAAAAGCTGAATGGTGGTTGGTTAGACAAGTTTGATAATGGTGGCGTACAACCTAACTACAATGACTCTAACGTATCTCTTCCTCCTGGATTCAAAGGATGGGGATATGATAAAGGTGGTAGAGCATATAATGGTGCATGGGATGGTCCTGTAACAAGAATGGGTGGAACAATACCAGGAGCTACAGGAATGATGTATGCACGTACGTCTGGAACATCTCCTG